ATCAGCACAGTTAGATTTTCCTATGGATACAGAGTTTGGAAAGAAATTTAAGAATGTTATTGAAAATTGTGCTACAAAATTATTAACAGATGGTTTTAAAAGAAAACTAACTGCTAAGGCCTATGAGTGTTGGACTGTACACAGTTTTTCTGGTGATTATAATTTGTTGCATGATCATGGTGTAGAAAATAATAGTACTCCTATAGGTATGTCTTCAATATTGTATCTAAAAGTTCCTGACTGTATAAAAGAAAATGCTAAAAAAATTATGAGTACTGATGGATATTTAAATTTAGATCATAATAATGCATCAGGAGATGTTGATGGGTTTACACAATTAATCTGGGGAGTGACACCAAGAAAAGAAATGCTAGATCTTAAACATCCGACAGCAGAATATATATTTCCAGAAGAAGGTAAGATGTTAATTTTTCCTCATTGGTTGTTTCATTTAGTTACACCGTTTTTTGGAAAGGGGGAAAGAAGAACCCTTTCTGCTAACTTTAGTTGTCGTGGTTTGCCAAACGAAAAGCAAATTAGTTGACAATAGAAAAACAGATATTAGCACAATGTCTAAGCAATGGGTTTTATAAGAAGGCCAGTGATGTTGTAGGGAAGGAAATGTTTGCTAATGGTGTAGGTACAGTATTTGACACTATTGCTTTTGCCCACGATAAATATGGAGAAGACTTGACAACAGAAATGTTGTTACAGTTACATAGGGATAGGTTTCCATCTATGCCTGATTCGTCTAGAGAGTCTATCGAGTTGGTTATAAAAGATTTAACAAACTATGTAGAGAACAATCCAGAGATGATGCAAGATCTCATAACAAATTTCTGGAGAAGAGACAGGGCACAGAAGATAAGCTCAAAAGCTACGGATATTTGGTTAGGACATGAGGGTGATTATGAAGGCCTTCGAGTTCTTGTTGATGAACTTATTAATAAACAGCCAGAGGACAGCACAAATTACAGCCGAGTAGAAGATACTGTTGCTGACTTTTTAGAGACACATGAGTAAGGATTTGAATTTCATTTTGAGTTGGCTTCGTTACAGGATAGAGTTGGTGGTGTCGGTAGAGGTAATCTTGGTATTATTTTTGCCAGACCAGAAACAGGCAAGACGACATTTTGTTCTTATCTTGTAGCTGAATATTTAAAACAAGGATTTAAAGTGGCTTACTTTGCAAATGAAGAGCCGGGCCGTTTGGTAAAAGGAAGAGTTTTTTGTGCATATTTAAATAGGAATGTCAGTGAGTTAAAAGAGAATCTTGAGAGTTATAATGAAGTGTATGATAAGGAGATAAAAGAGAATTTATTTATGTTAGAAGGCAGAGAAATTTCTGTTCGTGAGATTGATAAATTTGTAGAGATAAATAAACCTGATATTATTTTTATAGATCAGCTTGACAAGGTTGCCATTAGTGGTACATACTCACGACTAGACGAAAAGCTAAGAGCTGTATATGAAAGTGCCAGAGCTATAGCAAAAAGAAATGGCTGTATGGTCTGGGCAGTTTCTCAAGCTTCTTATGATGCACATAATAGACAGGAGATTGATTTTAGTATGTTAGAGAACAGCAAAACAGGAAAAGCATCTGAGGCCGATATTATTATAGGAATAGGTAAAAACTTTGGAGAAGAAGAAGATTATATTCGTCATCTGTGTGTATCTAAAAATAAGTTGTCTGGGTGGCATGGTACCATTACTTGTAGAATAGATATACAGAAAGCTAGGTACTTACCATGAGGTTTAATTATAAAATTATTAATATTGATTATCACGAATTTAAAATAAATATTAAGTATTGGTGTGAAGGAATGACTTCCTACAACGGAAAACATCAACTAATGGATTTTAATATAGAAACAATAAAAAATATAACAGAAAAAGAATTTGATATGAGAGTATATAAATATGTTGAAAATGATTTTAAACGTCTTTTACGAACTTATGAAGACTATAAAAATGGGAAATATGATGCTTTAGAAAATATAGCAAAATCCACGAGGTCTATAGATGTTGTGTAAAGAACAGTACGAAATGAGAAAACCACTACTTTTAGGCAGACAACTACGTAATAATTTTACTCTACAGGAAAAGTTACATAAAGATGTCTTTGTAGAATTAAAACAAATTGCAGAGTTTTATAATATTAAACATATTGAGGATTTGATATATATTAAAAAAATATTTTATAGCCATTCTGTATTTATAGTAGATAAGAAAAAATTTGATTCATTTACTTACTCTGATGAATACTACAATCACTTTAAATTTGTCGGTAAAAAATTAACAGACTACTATGAAGAGAAAGCTCTCAGTACTTTTAATAAAAATTTAGCATGGAAGCAATATATTCCAAAAACTATGGAGTTGGAACATACATATTCTTATAACCATCCTAAAGAAATTAAGTATGATGTAAAGGGTAGAGAAATTGGTTCATTAGTTCTTGGAGTTCCTCCTGCAGTGGCTAATCTAAAAGATAAAATTATTTCTTCTGGCCTTCCATTAGAAGATTTTGTACCATTTGCTTGGGGGTATAAGGATTATGGTATGGTTGTAGAGTTTCATCCTAGAGAAACTTTTTTTAGTATGAGTAGTTGGAATGATGGGGAGATGGCTATGGTATGGGTGGATTAATGAAAATAACTTGGCTTGATATAGAAACCACATATAAAGTAAATGAAGATAAGAAATCTGATGCTGATCCCTATACAGGAAACATGTTGGTGTCTGTTGGTTATATAGTAGCACCGGTACCAAATTGTAGTAACCAAGAGAAATATCTTTGCTTTTATCATAAAGAGGAAGAGCCTACAGAAAATGGTAAAGAAATATTACAGGATGTTCTTAATGACACAGATCTGTTAGTGGGCCATAATATAAAGTTTGACCTAAAATGGCTACGAGCTTGTGGATTTACGTATACAGGCAAAGTTTATGACACTATGATAGCAGAATATATTATACATGGGGGGGAGAAGGTTCCCCTGTCTCTTGAGAAGTGCTGTGAACGATATGCACTGTCTCCGAAGAAAACTGGTTTAATCGAAGAATATATGAAAAAAATTGTATCGTTTGAGGACATACCTTGGAAAGTTGTAGAGGAGTATGGTCGTGCTGACGTTCAAATAACAAAAGAATTATATGAAGCACAGCTAAGTAACTTGCCTGAATCTTTGAAAGCAACCTGTGAGTTGATGAATGAATTTTGTGATGTGCTGTGTGATGTAGAGAATCATGGATTACAAATAGGATTAAAGAATCTTTTTGAAATCAAGGCTACCTATACAAAAGAGGTAAGAGAATTAGAACAGTATCTGACAAAGGAAGTTAAAGAGTTGATGGGTGACACTCCTGTTAATCTTGACAGTCCTGAAGATAGGTCTAAGATTATATTTTCTAGAGCTGTACTCGATAAGAAGCAGTGGGCTGGGTACTTTAACTTAGGATATGAATTACGAGGAAACTCTCGAAAGAAAAAAAGACCTAAGACTATGGGTGTACAAGCTTTTCAACAGAGTTTAGTAAGATACACAAGACTTTTATACAGAACAAGAATGGAGAGGTGTAGGGCCTGTGGAGGCATAGGATATAAGTATGCTTTAAAACGTGACGGTACAGTAGGAAAACAGAAACGTATCTGTAAGCCTTGTAACAAAAAGGGTGTTGTGTACAGACAGACTAAAGACTTTGCAGGGTTGGGTATACAGCCAAGAAATACTCTGGATCTCACTGTGCATGGATTTAAAACAGATAGACCTACTCTTGAAGGGTTAGTCCTTACAGCAAGAGATGATCAAAAGCTTTTTATGGAAAGCTATATAAGATACAATGCAATTAAAACATATTTGAAAACCTTTATAGAAGGAATAGAAAAAGGTTTAGATAACAAACGTAGAATCCATCCACACTATATGCAATGTGTTACTTCTACAGGAAGATTATCTTCTAGGAATCCTAACTTCCAGAACATGCCTAGAGGTGGTACATTTCCTGTACGGAAAGTAGTTATTAGTAGATGGGAGGGTGGACATATACTTGAAGGAGATTATTCCCAGCTAGAGTTTAGGGTTGCCGGCTTTTTAGCAAAGGATAATAAAGTGTACGAAGATGTTAGAAATAATGTTGATGTACACTCGTTTACAGCATCTGTGCTGGGTGTGTCTAGACAGGATGCAAAGGCTGATACGTTCAAGCCTTTGTATGGTGGTCTATTAGGTACACAAAAACAGATGGAGTATTATCGAGCATTTAAAAGCAAGTACAGCAAAATTACTCAGTGGCATGAAGATTTACAAAATGATGCTATCACGAATAAAAGAGTTGTACTGCCTTCTGGCCGATACTATAACTTTAATAATGTATATAGAATGAGGTACGGTGGAGTTTCAAACTCTACAGCAATAAAAAATTATCCTGTTCAAGGGTTTGCTACAGCCGATCTCCTGCCTATTGCATTAATTAGATTAAAAAAGTTGTTGACAGATAGGCAAATGTTGAGTATAATATGTAATACGGTTCACGATTCCATTGTGATGGATGTGCATCCTGACGAACAAGAATCTGCTGTACAGACAATGAAAGAAGCTATGTTGTCTTTACCAGAAGAATGTAAATCAAGGTACAACATTGATTATGATATGCCGATAGGAATCGAGATTAAAATAGGTAACAATTGGTTAGACATGAAGGAGATATATAAATCATGACAGAAACCACAATGAATACTTCTCTACCTGCAGACATGTCAAATGTCTCTACAGAGGAGATGATGAAACTAACTGGCCAACTTGACATGGCTACTACCAAATCTTCTATGGGTAGATTGGCAATCAATCATGCTACAGAAGATTATGATGGTAATAGTTTACCAAGAGGTTGGTTTAGTTTGAATACTCCACCAGAGGAGCCTGTATATGGTGAGAAAGCTACCATGCGTGTTTTCATGCGTACTTATTCCTACTTTGTTTGGAATAATGAAGCTGGTGCTTTTTCCTGCCAAACTGTACAGGCACCTTCTTTCAGCAGTGACTTTTATGATACTGAAGGAGGCCTCAAGTGTGG